TGTTTTTCTTCCCTTATTCTTATCCTACACTACAACGCATGGAGGATACAACGTGGCAGGGTATAAAGCTCCAATGAAGGGCAAAGAATTTAAAAAATATTGGGACAAACTATCACCAATCATCACAAATAAGCTAGGATTTGATGAGTCTTGCTTAAAGAATTTAGAAATTTTGTGCAACCTTTACGTAGACTATGACCGAATGACTGAATCTATAAATGATAATGATATGGTTATTGTCAATGAAGGTAGATATGGAATTCAATGTAGACCGTTCCCATTAATCAATGAGCGTCAAAAGATTTTAGGAGAAATAAGACATTTCTCTAAATTGCTTGGCATGAAAATAGATCACGAGTCAAAACCTGATGAAGAATTACAAGATGAATGGGAGTAAATATCCTAATCTTAGTAAAGCTTTTCAATATGCTGATGACATTCTCTCGAACAAAATAACTTCATGCTGGCAGATATTTGCAGCTTGTGAAAGATTTAAGAGGGATTTAAAAGACGAACGGTTTTACTATAATTATGATAAGGCAGAAAGAGCTTGTAGGTTAATACAGAAATTCCCTCACATCAAAGGGTCGTTAGCGAATAAACCTTTGATGCTTGAACCTTGGCAATTATTTTTTCTTGCTAATGTTTATGGGTTTTATTGGAAGCATACAAACTACAGGAGGTTTACAAAGGTTTACATCCTGGTAAGTCGTAAGAACGGCAAGTCTTCATGTGCAGCACCTATTGGTTTATACATGTTAGGTCTGGACGGGGAAGAAGGTGCAGAGATTTATTGTGTAGCTTCTAAGAAAGATCAAAGTAGAGTTGTTTTTGATGTGTCTAGAGAGATGGCAAATAGGACACCAGCTTTTATTGAAAATGCTGGAGTTCAGACATATAGACATCACATAGAACAACCTGGAACTGCGTCCATATTTAAACCACTAGCTAGTGACTCTAACTCTTTGGACGGGTTGGGTCCACATTGTGTTATATTTGATGAGACTCATGCTATTAAAGATAGAAATCTTTACGGAGTTATGGAGACTGCACTAGGTTCTAGAAAGCAACCTTTGCTACTAAGCATAAGTACAGCAGGATTTGATACAACAAATGTATGTCATGAACTTCAATTGGACCTGGAAAAGATACTTAAGCAAGAGGTTCATGATGAAGGCCAATTTGGTTTAATTTATACACTCGACCCAGGAGATGACTTTAGAGATCGTAGTTGTTGGATAAAAGCTAACCCTAATTTGGGAGTCAGTTTAAGTGAAGAATATATTCAATCAATGGTCGATAAAGCTGTTAGACAACCAGCGAATAAGAATAATGTCCTTACTAAGCACTTTAATGTCTGGTGTACTGCATCCGAAAACTTATTTGATACTATAAAGCTAAATGAGTGTAGCGACCCTTCACTGCGCATAGAGGATTTTAGAAATAAGAAATGTTATGTAGGAATTGACCTCAGTTCTAAAGTAGACTTAACTTGTTTTGTAATGATCTTCAAGAAAGATGGGATTTATTATATTTTTGATAGAAGCTATTTACCTGAAGATGCTATTGAGTCTAGCATGAACGCATCTTATGGTGGATGGGTTGAGCAGGGTTATCTTATTTCTACTAAAGGTGAGGCCATAAATTATCCTCAACTAGAGAGTAGTTTAAAAGAGATAAGCAAAAACTATAGTATCGCCTCAGCTTTTTATGATCCTTGGTCTAGTTCACAGTTTGCTCAAAATATGTCAAAAGAAAGAATAGATATGGTAGAGTTTAGAATGAACACTGCAAATGTATCTGAACCGCTTAAAACTTTAGACGCTTTAATTAGAGAAAAGAAGGTAAGACATAATGGTAGTCCTCTTCTCAAGTGGTGCTTTTCTAATGTTGTTGCTAAGGAAGATCATAACGACAATATCTATTTTAGGAAGACACATGAGAAATTTAAAATTGACTTAGTTGTAGCTGCGACTATGGCACTAGCTGGTTGGTTAAATGAGGAGGATAAAAGCTCTGTTTATGAAGGTCGTGGATTGAGAATTCTATAGCCACATATTAACCTATTGCCTTTTTTATAAATTTACTCGATAATGGGAATGATGGAGAATGAACTATGACTTTAATTAAAATAAATTCCAATAAACCTTTTGAGATAAAAAACCAGACCAATAAAGAAGCTGATATAGTTCTTTACGGTTCTATTGGTGAGTCTTTTTGGGATGACAGCATCTCAGCTAAAGAATTTCATCAAGCTCTAAAAGAGTTACCTAGTACTGTAGAGACTTTAAACGTGAGAATTAACTCTCCAGGTGGAGATGTGTTTGACGGTATTACTATCTATAACAGACTTAAGCAGCACAAAGCTAAGAAAGTTGTTTACATAGACGGGATGGCAGCTAGTATTGCCTCTATCATTGCTATGGCAGGGGATGAAGTTATTATTGGTGAAGGTGCTCAGGTTATGATACACAAGCCGTGGACTATGGCCATGGGAAATTCATTAGAGCTTGACTCTATCATAAATAGATTAGATGATATTGAAGAACAAATGTTGTCTATTTACTCTAAAAGAACAGGACTAGATAGATCTGAGTTAAGATCTATGTTAGCTAAAGAGACATGGTTACTATCAGAAGAGGCCATAGATTTAGGTTTTGCTGATAAGACAATGGACGAGGACTTTGCTATAGCTGCTAGCTGGAATGTAGAAGATGCTAGATGGTTCAAGTCTAAACCTAAGAGTATGCAACAAACAAAATACGTAAAAAATAAATTAGAAGAACTGAGAAAAAATATCGAGGGTTTCATAGCTCGTTAATCGCAGCGACCTCTTTTTTTAAGGTAGAAAAAAGTAAATTAATCACGGGAGATTAAGATGAATTTAGAACAAATGAAAGCAAGACTTGCTGAAATTGTAGCTAAGTTGGAAGGGTTCAACGCTGCGGTTTCATTTTCTGACGAAGACCTAACAACAATCAACGATTTAAATGATGAGTTTAGCTCTTTAAAAAACCAAATTGAAGCTAGAGAGAAGATTGAAAACATGAGTAAATCTGCATCTACTTCTACAAGAAAAGTAAAGAATGACCAAGTTCAAACACCAAAAGCTGAAGTAAGCAGCAAATTTAAAACTGTTGGAGAGTTCTTCCAATCAGTAAGAGGTGCAGCTAACGGTTCAGTAGACAAGAGACTACGTGCTGAAGGTGCTATGGAAAGATCTGGTGAAGACGGTGGTTTCCTTATCCCAACTGACTTTAGAAAAGAAATTCAAACTAAAGTTACTGGTGACGAGTCACTACTTTCAAAAACTTTCCAAATTAAAACAGGTTCAAACCACATCTCTATTCCTGTTAACGAAACTGCTCCATGGGATGGAACAGGTATCGTTGCTTACTGGGAAGGTGAAGGTAAACCTATGACAGAAAGCAAAGGTAAGTTTGGTCAATTCGACTCTAAACTACACAAGCTTACTGCTCTAGTTAGAGTTACTGATGAATTACTTGAAGATGCTCCAGCACTTGAGTCATTCATTAAAGCACAAGCTCCAATGGCAATGATGCACAAAGTAAACTCAGCTATCATCAATGGTGACGGTGTTGGGAAGCCTTCAGGGTTCTTAAACTCAGGTTTCAAATTTAAAGTATCTAAAGAAAGTGGACAAGCTGCTGATACAGTTCGTTTCGAGAACATTGTAAATATGCAAGCTAGAATTCTTCCACAATCTTTTGCTAAGTCAGCATGGATAGTAAACCCTGCAGTACTTCCACAATTAAGATTAATGAAGTTTGACGCTTCTGCTGCATCTCCAGTGCCAGCTTATATGCCTCCAAGTGGATTAGCTGAAGCTCCTTACGGAACTCTTATGGGTAGACCAATTTATCCAATGATGGGTGGAGTACAAGCTCTAGGTGACGAGGGAGATATCTCTCTAGTAGACCTTTCTTACTACATCTCTGCTTACAAGACTAGTGGAGTAACTTCTGACATGAGTACACACGTACACTTTGATACAAATGAAACTGCGTTTAGATTTACTATGCGTATTGCTGGTGGATGCCCATATAAGGCCCCAGTAACTACAGAGAATGGTAACTTCCAAATGTCAGGTATCGTTACTCTAGAAGATAGATAATTGAGATTAATTTAAGGAGAATATAATGAACGGTTTATTTTTAGAATATGCAAACCTAAAACCAGTAGCAGTTCCTGCAGACATGAACGGTGCAGCAGTAACTGGTGCTAGAGTTTCTTTAGGTGAAAACGAAAGAGCTACTATTGTCATCAACATGGGTGACTCTACAGCAGCAGTTACTACTTTCACACTTCAACAACATGATGCAGCTACTGCAGGAAATAGCAAGAACTTAGAAGTTACTAATGCTTATTTCCATAAAGTAGCAGCAGCTACTTCTTTCACAAAAGTTGTGCCTAATTCAGCTACTGCTGTATATGATGTAGCATCTCTTTTTGCTGATGACGAGGGTGTATTAGTATTTGAAGTGGAAGCTCAAGATTTAGATTTAGATAATGGGTTTACTCATATCTCTATCAACTCTGCGGACTCTACTGCAGCTAAGATTATGTCAGCAGTTTATGTATTAGCTGAACCTAAGCATAAACCAGCTTACGAAAGAGCTATTTAATATAAAGATAGTTCCCTGCTATTGGCACCTCTTAATAGAGGTGCCTTTTTACGAGGTATAGATGGCACTTGTAAAATTTAATGAGAATAAAAAATATAACGATATCGTCTATAAGAAGGGATTAGTCTATGAGCTAAAAGGTCAAGACTATATTAATAGATGGATAAGACGTGGTTGTGAAGTCCTTAAAGAACACAACGGTTCAGTTTACTCAGACCCTCGTGATGGAGAGGTTAGAGACTTGACTCCTCCTCTACTAAAAGAGATTGAGAAGAAAGTAGCTAAAGAAGAGATAGCTGAAAAAGAAGATGTAGCTGAAAAAGAAGTTAAAGTTATCAAAAAGGTAACTAAGAAAAAAGTCACTAAAAAAGCAGTAGCTAAAAAAGAAATATAAGAGGGACGCATGAGACTTTTCACCTACTTTAGCAAGTCTAAATATTCTAAGAGACAACCCGAGTCTATAAGACTCCCGTACTCTTATTCAGGTGGAACATTTGTATCTGAAGATAGTGCTATGGAAGTCTCTGCCTTTTACAGAGGTTTAATTTATATAAGCTCTCAAATAGCTAAACTACCTTGGCAAATAAAAGACGCTAACAACAATGTTCTACATAACCATAGAACAGCTAAGATAATAGGGTTACTACCTAATGAAGAGGTTAACTCCTTTATGTTTCGTCTTTTCATGACTCAATCTGCTATCATCTTTGGTAACGCTTATGCTGAGATCGAGAGAGACACCATAGGTCGTGTTGTTGCATTACATCCGATGAGGTCGAGAGATGTTGACGGTGTTAGAGATAGCAACGGTAAGCTTTGGTATAGAGTCCTGGGCGGCAGTCTTGCTTATGATGGAGAGGACGCATTACTTAGTCCAAATGATGTGTTTCATATTAGAAATCTGCACACTAAAGACGCTTTGTTTGGACAGGGGTTAGTGGGCTATGCTTCTGAGGTCTTAGGTACTGCCAAAGGCGGAGACAAGTTCGCTAACTCCCTTTACAGTAATGGAGGCATGCCTTCAGGTGTCCTTAAAGTTCCAGGTGGACTGAGTGATGAGGCATTTGACCGTTTAGCTGAAGAGTGGAAAAGACACCACTCAGGTCGTAAGGTCGGTGGAACTGCTATCTTAGAAGACGGTACAGAGTACTCTCCAATTTCTTTTGCTCCTGATGTACTTCAATTCTTAGAAAGTAGAAAGTTCAATGTACTTGAGTTAGCTAGATTTCTTGGTGTACCTCCTACTAAGTTATTTGATGGAGAGTCAGCGACCTTCAATAATATAGAGCACGCTAACCTAGAGGTAGCTACTGATACACTAGACACCTGGGCAAGAGCGTTTGAGATAGAGGCGGATATTAAGCTTTTAAATAAGAGAGCTTCAGGATATCGCACAGAGATGGACATTTACGCTATTTTCCGTGGAGATATGGCAACCAGGTCCACCTATTTTAAAAATATGATGCAGATAGGAGCAATGACTCCTAATCAAGCTAGAGAGAGGGAAGGTTTATCCCCTTATGAAGGTGGAGATAGATACTATATAGCAGTGAACAACTTTAGTCCTGCTGATAGAGTAGATGATATAATTGACTCTCAAGTATCTAACGATGCACCAGAAGAAAAAGATACAGAATTAGATAAAGCAGTATTAAATTACTTTAAAAATAAAACTAACTCGTAGAAACACGCAGTAGGTTTATGTGAAAAAAGAAATAATCCTAGCTCTTGTCACTTCCTTAGTTGACGAGGCTTTAGAGAAATATAAGTCTGAAGGGTTTCAGATAATCCGAGGTCCTAGAGGACAGAGAGGAAAGCCTGGCGTCTTCAACATAGATGACCATATCTCTACGATATCAGATAAGATTGAAGATATATTAAACTCCAATAAAGATGATCTAAAATTAAAATTTTCTGATTTAAGTGATGAAGAGATTTCTAGTTTAAAAGGAGATGACGGTAAGTCTTTTATCCTGGAAGAGAACTATGACTTCATTTGCGGTAAGTTAAATGAAATATTTGAGCTTAAGAAAGATGAGTTCAAAATATCTTTTGATGACTTAACTATAGAAGAGGTAGAGTCTTTACGTGGACCTAGAGGCAGGGACGGCAAGCAAGGTCGTCCAGGAGAGAAGGGTTCTGATGGTGCATCAGTTACTGTAGAAGAACTTACTCCAGTTATAGAGCAATATGTTGACTCTATTTCTGATAAATTTAAATTTAAATTTTCTGATTTCACATGTGAAGAGTTAGACAATTTACGTGGACCTAGAGGACAGCGAGGTAAACCCGGTAAAGGGTTTAACTTAGAAGAGTCTTTACCTGAGATAATAGAACAGATAAATAACATTATAGATGGAATAAAAGAGGACTTAAAATTTAAGTTTTCTGATTTCACTAAAGAAGAGATTGATAGCTTAACTTTAAAGTTTTCTGATTTAACTGAGGAGGATAAAACCTCTCTAAAGTTAAAGTTCTCTGACCTCACTTCAGAAGATAAGAAAGAGCTTCGAGGTGTTCAAGGTAAGAAGGGGCGTAGAGGCTTACCTGGTGAAAAAGGTGAGAGAGGTGAGAAGGGTGATAAAGGTGATAAGGGCGATGTAGGGTTAATGGGTCCTAGAGGGCTTCCAGGTCTACAAGGTCTTACAGGTTTATCTGGAGTTGACGGTAAAGACGCTGCGAACGTAGTAGATATACAAGTAGTTCAGGTTACTACTACTAAAATTTATTTAAAGTTCATTTATGACGATGGCAGTAGTATTACCTCTAACACTTTTGAGTTACCTCTTAGTCGAATTGTACAACAATTCGCTGCTGGCAATACAATTATAAATACAAATGACTCTGTTTCCACGTCAGCAGAACTATTACTTGTTACTAGAGTCTTAGATGAGGATTGTGATGCTTTAAAATTAGTTACAGCTACTTCTGGAACTAACGTAAGCATTGCCGACCACACTGTAGAAGCTAAATCAAGAGTTCTAGGTATGGCACTTGAAAGCGGTTTGACGGGAGATACTATTGATATTCTTCTTTTTGGCAATAAGTTAGACGGAAGTTTCTCTTTCGGATTAAATAAACATTTATATAACAACGCAGGGGATTTAACGGAGACTCCACCCCTTCCTCCTTCTGGAGTTACTTGGTACATTTCTGAAGTAGCGTTCTCGAATGGTTCTGGAAGTGTTTTTATAAACCCACAACCGCCACTTGAGGTTACAGGATGACAACACATTTAGTAGTAACCCAGAAAACATCAGGCGGTCAAAAGCTAGTAGCTGCTGAGTTATCTACTCAGGTTACAAACATAATAATACCTGATGTAGAGTGTGAAACTTCAGTTTACGTAAGTGCTGCGGTAGTTACTAACTCTTCAGGTATAGCTAGAAATGCCTTAGCTGATAGTCTTACTAACTCTAATGTATTGGGTTTTGTTGAGTCGAAATCTGCAGCAGATAGATGTGACATACGTCTTATTAGTGCTACTTCAGCGATATTTACAGGTCTTGATGTGGAGAAAGAATATTATCTGAGTGATACAGTTCCAGGAGGAATACAGACAATACCTCCAAATACAACTGGACATATAAAATTAAAACTAGGTCAACCTTTTAGTAGTGAACGGTTTGTTATTATGAAAGGTGAAAGAGTGGTGAGGGCGTAATGGTAAAAAAGAAAGAAGAGAAAAAAGTTAAAGATGATGACACAC